TTGCGGACATCGTTGTACATCTTCTTCTTGATAGCAACATCGTTTCCTGCGATGCCCGTAGAGAACTTCTTGAAGTCTCCATCGAATGCTGCCGCTCTCATCTTGGATGCGGACATTCCCTGAACGCCCTGTGCATCATCATCACGGGCTTCACCCGCCTGAACTACCTCAAATGTATCGAATGAATACTTGCGCTTCTTAGGATCGCGCTCGGCAGTCCTGCCCTTGTACTTGGCGATGTTCTTGAAGTTTTCGACCTGATCGCTACCCGCGACCATGATAATGTTCTTGTAGCCCAAATCACACACATGCAGAACGGCAGAGTATGGATCTCCCGCCTTGTTCAGGGGGAACTTCGCCTTCGGGAAGAACTTCTTCAGATACTCAACCTTTTGCTTGTGAGTCAGCGGGTTCTTCTTTGGATCCTGAGACACGGATGCAAAGATAAAGTGATCAGCATTACGCTTTGATGCCTCAGAAAGAACCTTATCAACGAGAACACCGTGACCGATTGTCGGTGGGTTCATGCGACCGAATGCAATGACAACCGTGTCCTTCTTCGGTGCTTCCGTGATGTGCTGTGCAAAGTTCTTCACGACTCGTTTACCTTTCTATTCTGTCTGCTGAAGCGCAAACGATTGACCAACTTGACTGCCGTGCCCGTGCGAACGATTACGATTCCCTCGGGATCTGTGGGACGAATGCCGTCAGCATCTACGAAGAAGTGACCAAGAGCCGATACCGCATACATCTTTCCAAGAATCATTTCCTTGACTTTGGCGATCTTGTTGTGCAACTCAAACATGGCGGTGAATTGACTCTCATATGCATCGATGAACGCGAGAATGTCATTCATGGCGGCTTCCTTCGCCTGTCTACCCTTCTCGGTCTTCAACTTATTTAGTTCCTTTTCCAACTTAGTCTTAACATACAGTTTCAGACCATTTGCGCTGAAACTGGTCAGACCACCATTGATCGTGCTGTTGATGTAGGGAAGCATCAGCGGCATGAGGTCTTTACGGGCAAGCAGGGGCTTCAGGAAGGGCTTCACCGTCTTCGCTAGGGCTTCGCACTCGGCAATACCCCTGAGAGCCATATCGCCTTCTCCACCCTTCATAAGGGCAGGGGTGAGGTCGTAGATGTTTGGATCGGTGAACCAAACATCGGGATTCTGCTTGAGTTTGCTAGCGTTGAAATTGAAGGTAGTTGCCTTCAGATCGGCAAGAGTCTTGCCTGAGTATTCAGTATGGAATGTGATTCCAATCTTTGCGGCGGCGATGCGCTTACCGATCTCGCTCTCAGTCGGAACGGTGTAAAGAATCGTATTTGGTTGGAAGCCAATGTGTGGCTTGCCGCCAATCGTGAGGTTCTTCTTGCCGTCTGCGGTGAACATCAGGTCTCCCTGTAGTACCGTCTTGATTCCGATCTTTGGGAGATACTTCAGGCATTGAACCAACTTGTCAGCCAAGTCCTTGATGTCGAATCCCTTGCGAATCTCTTCCTCGGTATGAAAGACCTTTTGGACTTGCTTGCCAAAGACACCCTTGATGGCGACGAAGAACTTCTTGTTCTCGGGATTGATACCACAGATGACAGCAGGCTTGCCGTCCCACTTGGTGGACATTCCCATTGTTGTGCTGCCTGTCTTTAGGCTTTGGACAATGTCCTTCATGAAGGCGATGGCATTATCCAAACCGCTGCTGCCACGAAGAAGCATGAGATCTTCGATGTGATCTAGGTGCTTGTTCTGCTCAGTTTGCTCCATGAGGGGGAGCATTTGCTTAAATGACAGCATAGGGAGTCTCCTGTGCGGTTATTTAGGCACATTTGAAGTGGCAGTTTATTTCCAGTATGAGTAGATTCCCTTGTTGACTTCGTAAGAGTCCCATCTCTTTTGGGGGCGATTCGGTTGCTTCTTCGCCCAATCCCACATTAGGGAGAGACCATCTCTGAGAGTCATCGTATCCTTGTATTCAAGAATATCAACAGATTTCTGCCAAGTAGACCATGCGTACTTGACCTCATGACGAGCCTCAAGGTATTCCTTCTTACCGCCGCCCATTACATCAATCAGGGCATCCGCTGCTTCATTGATGCTGTATTCTTTTGTTCCGCCCAAGTTGATGATCTGCTTCGATGCCTGTGGTAGTGTAGCCGACTTCCAAAACGGCTCCAAGCAGTCATCGATGTAACTAAAGGCTCTCTTTTGTTCACCTGTTCCATAGATGGTTAGGCTGTTTCCGTTCAGATGTCGATACATCCAAATACCCAACACATTGCGGTACTTGTCCCAAATGTTTTGATTTCGACCATAGACATTGTGCGGTCTGATGATGCACCAATCCAATCCGTGCTGCTCTCCTGCAATTTCAATGTCTCGCTCACATGATGCCTTTGCAACTCCGTATGGGTCGATAGGCTCTCTACGCATGTTCTCATCAAACGGTGGCGTTGAATTTCCATAAACTGCCATCGAAGATGTAAAGACCAATCGTTCAACCTCGTTGTTCAAACAAGCATTGACCACATTCGCAGTACTCATTAAGTTGTTCTGATAGTTGTGCTTTCGGATGAACGGACTCAATCCTTCCGCAGCATATGCAGCAAAGTGATAGACATAGCGAGGTTTGATTTCCGCCACCAAATCACTAAACTCATCGCTCACACAGTCCATCTGATGAAAACGGACACGCCCATCAATGTTGTCTGTGTAGCCGCCACTTAAGTCATCCACTCCGACTACACCCACATTTGGAATGTTGTCCAAGATCCAAGATGCCATCCGCGACCCAATCAGACCGCCAACTCCAGTAATGAGAATTGTGTCACTCACTTGATGTCTCCGTAGAACTTTTTGTGTACGATGTAATGTGGTCTGTCATCTTGAGTAGACCTGAACCAATAGTGATGATGCTTTGGATCAAACCAAGAATCCCCCTGCATCATGTCGTTGTAATCGACATTCACCTTGTGTGCATGGGTAACTGGCTTGTTGAGTATTTTTCCAATGATGGCATCGTCGGGCATGATAGTCTGTAGACCATATGCAATGGTTGTTGCCGTGTTTGCTATCAAAACATCAGACAGATCCTTGCTCAATGTAAAACAAGAACCACTACCGTATTCGATTCCCCAATGGTTTATTGGGTGTGCGTAAACCAAATTCTGCTTCGGCAAAGCATCCAAGTGCATGTCCAAAACATTGAGATTTACATAACTCCCGCTGTTTGGTCTGACTAGGTAATTCCACTCAAAGTGCTTGCGGATCTCCTGTAACGCCAAAGCAAACTTGAACATGCTGTAGGCATGTCCATCGGCAACATCTACGAAGATTGTTCTCGTATCGTGATTGACATCAATACGAGAAGACATTACTCCATGAATGTCTTTTTCGTATCTGTGGCTTTGCCAATTGTCGTTTCTTTCAACGCCCTTGTCATAGAAGCAGGCTGCGGCGTTTGCCCTGATGAAATATACTTTGGTATCTTCAGGATTGATGCTCGGGTTTGCCCATGTCTCACGGCAGGATATTTCTTGTCTGTCCCATTGATATCCCCCACCCGCAAGCACAAGCACCATTTTGTTGATCTTTTTGCTCATGATATAGTCTTTCTCAAGTCAGATATTTAGTAGGCGGGGCGGGAGTCGAACCCGCATGAGGGCGATTATAAGTCACCACCTTTTACCACTATCAGGCACCCGCCCGTAGATTAAGACCAACCCTTTATGGCGGGTTTCTCGCGCCCGTACCCGCCCGTGCGCCTGTACGCGCCCCCGCCCCCGTGCGCGTGACCGTCATCCTCATCATCTTGATCTTCGGCTCCGTTGCCTTGGATCAACTGCTGCTGAGACTCATCGACATCAAACAACTTCATCTTGGCACGGTCGATGCCGATCACGAACTTTCGATTCGTCGCCACATCGTTGTAGCGATTCTTCAACTGCTTCACCATGACCTGTCCCAACTCGTCCAACTGCTCGGTAGCGATGAGTGCAAACATGAAGTCTGCGGTAGCAGGAAGACCGAATGACTCCGATGTATCCGTGAGTTCGACATCGGTGTTGCCAAAGCCCGAACGGTTAGTCTGCGTTGCGGTAAAGATAGGAACACCGATCTCCACAGCCAAGCCACGAAGTTCCTCGGCAATCGCCTTCACATAGGTGTATGAGTTGACATTCCCGTTTGCCTTGA